AAAGGTACCATTCGCTGCAAGTGCGGGTGTCTTATGGGATTGGCCAGAAGACACCGAAAGGATGGACTATCTACCTGGTACATCTGTCCAAAAGCTGATCGGCAAGGTAAAACGGTCTGTAATACCAGTCAAATCAAGGCGGAAATTATTGACGAAAAAGCACTAAGCGTTTTTCGTCAAATCGAACACGATCCAAAACAGATCAAAAAATATTTTAGTAAACTTGCTGACCCAGAAGATAAGTCTGCGCAGTTGGCAAAACTTACACGGGAAATTTCTCATACAGAAGAACGGATTAAAAATCTTTCTGAAATCTTGTCTAACAATAACGAATCGCGTGCTGCTAAGTATATGATCTCTGAGATAGAAGCTCTGGATGCTGATTTGGCGGATAAAAATAAACAAATGGCATCTCTGCAGGCACAGAGTCTTTTGCAAGTCGATATCGAACGTCAGGCACGAGAAAAGCAGAAAGAAATAACTAGGCTTATCAGGAACTTTGAAGAACTTACGATTGATGAGAAAAATGAAATTGCACATAAAGTATTGAAAGAATGTGTATGGAACGGCGAAACACTTTTTTTGCGGCTTTAATCTCCCGTAATCATTGTGCGCCCATCCGGTCGCACGATGATTACGGGAAAATATCTACATTTATATATAAAAGAAAAAGATATAGCTTGACATAGGTATATACCTATGGTATAATAAAACCATAGAAAGGAGGTAATAAGATGTGGATAACATAAAAGATGCTTTAGAAATAGCAAAAGACCTGTTAGAAATCTTAGTCTTAGGACTCACAGCTCGCCAGCTTACAAAGTCTAAAAAGAAAAAGAAAAAATAACAGGTCTAAGGGCGGAAACCCCGCCCTTCCCCTTTCGGGGTTTTCATTATACCACATCTAAGATAATATGAACAGAAAAGCAATTAACATTTTTCTAGTTGCATTGGCTATTCTTAACATTATGGATGGAGATTACGGATGGCTTGATATTCCAAAATTTATTCTTATCATCCTCTGTGCAGTATTGAACAACAGGAGGGAGTCATGAACACAAAATATAAAGCTCAAAAGAAGTATGACCAGGCTAACACTATTGGAGTTTATTTGAAGCTAAACCGTACTACCGATGCTGATATTATAGAATTTTTAAATGCAGCAGACAGCAAACAGGGCATTATAAAAGCACTGATCCGAAAAGAAATCCAGGCGCAGGATGAAAAAAAGATCGGCGAATGACCGATCTTTTTTTATTGGAATTACTTACTTGTTAGATATTCTTCAAGTTCTTCCCTGCCTGCTGCGATTTCTCCAGTATTGTTACCTGTCTCCGCATGTTTCAACAAAAGAAAAAGCGATCGCATTACAATCCGATTATCTTCCTTTATCCCTTCGAGCATCTTGTCGTGCTTATCCAGGCGGTTTAAATCATTTTTGAAATAGTCGTCATGTTTTTCGGATTCTTTCTCGTTTTTTTCAATTTTGCGATTCATCTCTTCGAGTGGGCTTCTGATTATGTTTGCAATCTTTTTCAGATACATTGCTGCGCCACCAACTGCTACGACAGCGGTACATACAGCAATAATTTTTGTCATCGTTTCCATGTCAGCCTCCTACGAAATATATACTGCCCCGCCTGATCTGATACAGATCCAACCCGAAGGAATCTTCATCCAGTTTCCTATGATCTGCATGCAGGTTACACGCGTTCCAGTTTTCAGCACGGCGTTTGTCTGGTTCTGGGAGTACGCTCTGCCCATAGTCGTCAGCTCAGATCTTTTTTTCCAGCGGTAGCCGGTACCTGGACCCGTACGCACCTTCATGTTCGCTCGCAGAGTGTAAGTACCGCCTACTTTGATGCTGCCAGAGGACGTTGAAGAGCTGCTACCTGTTGAGATCGGCAAGTAAATGAACCCCAGGAAGGTGTATCCTTTCAGGTATCCAGACTTCGGGATTGTACTGGTCCAGAACCGTTTCTTGCCAGTATAGCCGGACTGGGAAACTGTAAAGGACCCGTTAGAGTGGATCTGCTCCACTACGGCCACATGACCCGCTCCATCTTTGCTGTTACCGACTTTACCTTTCGCCCAGACAACGATCGCACCAAGCTTCGGTGTTTTTCCCCGGGAGTAACCATCCTTATGCGCGTACCAGGTTTCTGCATTCGCGCGCGATAACTTCGGCGCTTCGCCCAGTATCTCATGCGCACGACCCCATGCGTATCCAACACAGTTAGGTAAAACAGACTTTCCGCTCACTCTGATGCAGCTGTTAAGTCCGCCGCAGGATGTATGTATCCAATATTTATTGCTCGCAGCCGGAGCATTAAGTCTTGGTGAAAAGCTCCTTACATTACCTCCTCGTCCGGATAGACATCTGTTTCTTTTCTCGGTTTATTGTATGCCATAGCTAAATCGGTATCTTTTATTCCTGCTGTAGTTGGATCCGCAACAACGCCGAGGATCGCCAGGAAATTGATCAACAGTCCCAAGAACTGTTCTACATCTCCTTCGCTGATCTTCGGTACAATATCAAAGATTCCAAGTACCTGATAAATAAACGGAACTATAACGGCTACTAAAGCTACTAAGGTAACTTTGTTTTTAAGTCTGAGTTTAAAATTGATTTTCATGTTTGCTCCTTTCTACTTCCATTTTCCTTTTGCGTACATCGTCAAATATTGGATCGTTCTGGATCCTGCCCCTAGGCATTTGAAATATGCTATCGCGGCTAGACCGGCGAATTCATTGCACCAGCCGAATGAAATCCCTGCGTTGCTGATGCACGACGCATATACCAGGACTTCTTTTGTATTTTCGAACGCTTCCAGCACATTGAATGTCACATAGTCCACATATGCGTTGCCGTTGGCCGCAAACGTCATCGAAACATTGCTCGCATACATGTACTGTTCCATGTCTCCATTTGCATGCTTCACCGTCCGCATCTTTCTGTTTCCCGACTGCTGCGTTACGTCGGAAATGATACTGTCAGCGTCTTTTGACATGTTTAACAGTGCCTGGAGGCATTCGTCTGTAATTCCGTTAGGCATAGCGTGCACCTCCTCTCACGATTTGGTGCATCGTGTTAACTAGCTTGCCCCCCCCAGATTTCCAGAACGCTTTTGGATCTGGTATGATCCCTGTGATTTTTGTGACTTTCATTTGCGCTCTTCCGCTGTGATTGCTACCCGAATTGTGTGCAATATAGTCTGCGTATGTAATTCTAACGGACTCTCCGCTGATAGCCCCCATCACTCTTGCCGTAATGATGTCGTTCGGTCCATTTGAATTATCCGAATGAATCCCTGTAAGTTTAGTTTCTTTTGGGTTGAAGAAGAAATTTCCGTATGTCGTATCCATTTGCGCAATCTGATAATTTTGCAGTCCAGGCACCGTTATTGATTGGCCGCCCCCGGCGGTACCTGACCACAGCTCTTTATTTTTTGCTTTCATGCAGTTTAGAACGCTTTCCATGAAATTTTCTATTGTGGTTTTGTCTGCCATGTTTTATCCTTTCCCGCCTTCCAGCAGGAAGGCGTTTTATAACTTTGCAACTGCGTATATTGGAAATTCATATACATTTGAAGGCGCTGCGGTTCCGTCTTCCATTCTTACGTATATGATAAAGTTTTGGTCTGACAATGATTGAATCTGTGGTGTGGTTCTTACAATCCCCACATTTGATCCGAAATAGGTGCTAGCAGTATATATTTGTAATGATTTTGCATTTCGAAATGGGTTTGAACACCTTAAGAATCCATTCGCTGATGCCGTGCTGTTAGTCTTCCACGCTTCTGCTGTGCCATCTGCGTATTTTTTGATTCTCCATCCGTCTTGTTCATATGTCTTTATCGTCCCGCCAACTATCAAATCTCTAATTATTCCGTCAAGCGTTGCCCCCCCCCAGAAATTGGATATCCTGCATCTTTGAACATCTGGATGGTTTCGTCCGACACCAGTTTTCCCAGGCCACTGAGGACCGTAAACCGTTTTGCCACGCCTGTGACATTTATGCCGTCAAGGCTAACTTCATACATAGGCATATCGGCCACTGTGTCCCCAGCATCCAGATTCCCGTTGGTATAAGCTGGTGCTACCGGGGTTCCGGTCGTAGACTCACCTTGAATCACTACCCAGTCTGCAGTCTGGGTATTCTTTTCCTCATTGACTGTCCAGCGAACGACAATCAGATCAATTCGCTTCTCGCCCTGCGTTCCATTTGCAATCTGTATCTCATCATAGGTCGATGGTTCAATGCAAAACAATCGTCCCTGAAGCTGTCCTATTCCCGACCGCGCCTTGATTTTTTGATTGCTGCTCACTTCTGGCTCGAAGCTTTCAAAGAAGTTATATACACAACTATCCGCCCCGGCCATGCCACGATGAAACATCGCATCCTGTTTAGGTGTTACGTGCGGCGTTCCTGCCACATTGGTAATGGGTATCATGCACTTACCTCCTTCCAAACAGTTTCGGTTCCGGTTACGCCTGGCTCCCATACATTATTATCTACGAGCGATTCCCAAGTCTTTCCGTTATGGGTCGTTTTGTCTCCTTTAGAGTATCCATTTGTACTGCCTGGCTGTTCCCATTCTGGAATTGTTTCCGGATCTGGAATCAGTACCCTTGCCCATAAGCTAGGGGCGTCTTCTGGTGACCAAGACTCCTGTGAAACATGGTCCTGCAGACATTTATACAATACTCCATTCCGATTGACTTTAAAATCTTTGGCATAGGTCACGGATTCTCCTGACCATTCCGGATACAGGTTCTGTACTGTCAGTGCATCTGTGTCGTTCAAGCTTTGCGCCTGGATTTTGACTACCCTCACCGAGCTTTCCAGAATCGCATTTTCCGCTTCAGGCGTGCGATCCGGTTTATAGTTCGTCACACCGTAGATTTTCCCAGTGTACTCCTCGGTGGAATAGAATTCCGTATAGCCTTCGTACGTGGCCACCGTGTTCCCATTTTCCTTGACAGTCATTTTCCTGGTCGCCGTTTCGTCCTCGAACAGATTCCGGAGATGCTCCGGATTCGCAATGGATGCCAGCACCCGGACATTCAGATACCCGTCCTTTGGGATCACCTGCTGCACAGTCAACTCTGACGCATCAGCGAAAATAATTACCCTTACTGCTCATCTCCTTCCAGTTTGTATTCTTTAGAAATAACGGATTGTTCCTGCTTGTAAATTTTATTTACAACTGGCTTTGCCAGGTGCATTCCTGTGATATAGTCTCTTCCGCCTATAATGTCTCCAATTTCCACTTCGATACCAAGACGTTCAACGTCCATCTCGAATGTCTGTTTGCTGGCTCGTTTAATAATTTCCTCGGTGCCTTTCTCGATCATCTCAGTCACATCATCAATCGAGTTATTTTCATAGGTTTCTGCCGCTTCGTCCAGTCCTTTGAAGTATTGAGTAGTTCCAACGCTTCCATCTTTTTGAACGTACAAATCAACAACGAGTCTTTCTTTTAGATCACCTTTGCCAAGACAGATCAGATGGTTCACACCATTCTTGTTTTCGTCAAATTTAAAATTCAACTGGCTGTCCTGTGATAACTCTATCCGTTCGGAATAATCGATCACGGGAACTGCTCCGATCTGCACGTATCCCGGAAGACCTCTCTCACCCTGCACATACTGGATATCAATTCGATAGCCTTTTGTCTTAAGCATTTTCTGGATCCCAGACAAAAGAGATATGTATCGATCGAACTGATAGCTTGTAATCGACACTCCGGTATTTTCTTCTGATACTGTAAAAAGAGCCGTCATGCCTGCTTCCTGGATTAGCTGTTTGAGAATTGCATTCAGTTCTCCACTTACTATCTTATAATCTTCTCCTGCCGGCGGCTTAATGATTTTCTTATCAAGCATTCCTCTCCAGGTATGTCCTCTTATGCTGCGTACATCTTTCTGTGTACTCGCTCCTTTTCCTCCGATCCTGCCACCATATTCGGTGCCAGGGATGAATACGCGGCCTTTATATTCAAGATCTGAACTCCATTCGGACGCCGGGATCTGAATCTCAAAATCTTTTGTATCACTCAGATCCACGTCCACTTTAATGAATTTCAGTTCCCTTATTTCCAGCCCGTCAATTCCTGTTAAGATCACCACGCTGGTTCACTCCTTTCTTGGAACAGTTTGATCGTAAAGCCGAAGCCTCCCGACCAGTTTACTGTTACATTTCCGCCAGGGATCGGCTCGAAAATGGATTCTTTTTTATTTCGCATATCATACAAATTTCCAATCGTGCCATTGTTTCGATATTTTTTTATAAGGTTCTTATTGTTCGTGTTGCTGATCACCATGTATTCCCCGGTCTCTAAAGTTTCATAGACTTCATAGACGTGATCTGCGATCAGTATCCTTGGGCTGACACATGGGCCATAAACCGTAATCTCAAAATTACTTGGCGCATAGTGTCCTGTCTGCCACACTGCAGATCCTCCAGCTGCAGGAGCATAATCATATGGATAATCGTATGGGTAATCCAAATCTCCGTCGGGATTCGAATCAGCCAGCGGGTTATTATCCGGAAAAAACTCTCTTGTCAGTTCTTTTACCCAGAACGGCCTCGGTGCCAGTATTCCCATTGTGCGCTCTGCACCAAAAAAGTTTTCACTCGGCTGCGTATCTGCTGATATGATATTACAACGCAGATAATAATCTCCCCAGTAAAGAGTCCCCTGCGTGCTACTTATCAAGTCGTATTCTGTCACTTCTGTGATCCGATTGAGAGCTTTCTCTTGTTGCTGCTGGCTTCCACGCACAGCCACTATGATTTCATATTCCAATGCTGTTTTTGTGAATCGGTCAATGACTTCTCCGAACTGCTGTGCGGTCCCTTCGTAGCCCCAGGCGTAAGTATGAAATCCAGCCTTAAAAACCTGGGTTTTAAACTGGCGGAAATCAATTTCTTCACCGCGGGAATTTATATATTTTAATTGTTTCAATTCATATTCACCCCCACGCCCCGAAGTACTCGCGCAAACTCTCGACCATCAATGGAAATTGAAAACTTCGACTCACTAACCGCCGCTTTCATTGCAGCATACATCTGGTTATAATCAAACTGTTGCACAATGTTGGCCGACATATCGTTGATCGGATTTAATCCTTCGAGAGATTCCATTGTTACAGATTTGGCGCCTGTCATCGCTGCCAGTGCCACACCTTGTCCTGCTTTTTCGACTTTCGGCACTTGTTTCCACATGGATTCTGTATAGCCCCGTACATCCATGAGTGCGGCCGCAGCCCATTTTTTAGATGGCGAATGCTGATCAGATTCTTTTTTAGCTGCCGCAAGAGCCGCCCTTGCAATAGCCGCCCCTGCATTTGCAACCACAGTGATTGCATTTCTAAGACCCCGCGCATATCCAAGTCCATCATTATAGCCTGCTCCGCTAAAATTCGCTGATGCGGCGCCCGATGCGGCTGCAGATCCAATCGCTTTTCCGGCGCCAGAGGCGTTTCCTTTTGTGCTGGATACACCGCCAGCAAACTGTTTTCCAGCAGAGTCTCCTTTTCCTCTCGCTTTAGCAGGCGCCGTTCCAAGGCCTTGATCCACAGCGTTTGATAGCTGTGCAGCTGCCTCTTGTGCGGTGATTTCTCCTGCAGCAAGTTTTGATGAAAGCTCCTGTACCGTCTTGCTTCCGGAAACCCCAGCCTTGTTTGCCAGTTCGTCGAACTGTATCAACGCTTTCAATTCTTCCACAGTAGTTGGTACAGCATACTGTCCTGCTTTGATTCCATCGGTCAAGCTCTTCGGGATGTCCTTTCCGACCAGCCCAGCTTCTTCCACGAGCTTATCCCACTGCCCGGACTGCATGGCCGCTGCATTCGACTGGCGAACATATTCAGTCCAGTATGTGCCTGTGGCTGTTTTCAGATCGTTATATTCCGCTTCCGCCTGCGCAAGATCGGTCGAAAGCTTTTGGCTGACGTATCCCGATTCTGCGGCCTTATCATAAGCTTCCTGCGCAGTTTTAAGCTTTTCCTGTGCTTCCGCTGTTTTGATCTGAGACTCTGCGTATTTATCAAGAGCCGCCTGCGATTGTTTAACATACGCCGCCTGCAAAGCCTCCTGCTTCATCGCGTCGATCTTGGTGTAAATCGCGTCCGTTGTTTCGGATAGCTTATCCGCCTCTGCATCATATGTCAGATTCAGTCCGTCTACTGATTCATTCAGCTGATCAACGTACGACTGTATGAGCTGTTTATCCTGCGCCGTCTTATTTTCTTTTTCACTGAGTTGATCTAACTGGCCTGCGTAAAACTCCGCTTTTTCAGATGTCGCTTCAATACTTGCCACATTCTGATCGTTGACCTCGGACATTTCCTTGGCGGCATTTGTATATTCATGAGTGCTTTGGTACGCAGAATATATTGCGGTGCCTACGACTACCAATGCTCCCGCTGCAGCTGCTGCCGGAGCAGGAACTACAGATAGAGCCGATGCTACGCTTTTTTGCGCTGCGGAAAGTCCTTTGCTGACGATACCCGCTTTTTCGGAAGATCCTTTGAGAGCATCGATGCCTTGCGTAACTTTTCCGACTGCCGAAAGTGTAGGTGCGGCGGCAGCAGTGATGCCAACCATGGATCCAACTACGGCTTTCGCACCTTGTGGAAGTTTATTGAAAAGATCCAGGGCTTTGGTTGCCCCTTCCGCCAGAGCCGTCACAATCGGTGCGATACTTTCTGCCAGATCACCGAGAGCCATTTGCATATCGATCATGGCATCGTCGTAATCAGCTAAAGCCTCGTTATTTTTCCGCCAGCCGGTATAAACATCGTTCATTCCGGTTTCGGAAAGAGTCTTCAGTACCAGATCCGTTTTTTCGGCTGTGGTGTTACACTTAGCCAGATCTTCGTCGAAGTTGGATGCTCCTATTCCTACACGATCCAGAAATTCACCGAACTGTCCGATAGATTTTCCGGTAGCGACAGTCTCCTGAATGGAGTCCGCCAGTGACTCGATCTTTAATGTGTCCGGAAAGCGTGACATCGCTCCAGACACGCCTTCTACCGCCTGCTGGAGATTACTTTCCGTGAATCCCGCCTGCAAAAGGTTTGAAACAGCTTCAACAGACGAATCAGTTTCCCCGGAAACCGCATTGAACGTTTTGAATGCGGTTTCCATGGTATTCATGCCTACTTTAGCGCCCTTCGCATTTTCTTCCAGAAATGATAAGTCACGCCGAAGTTCCTGCGTCGCCGGAACGGTTGCTGCAGCTCCCGCAGCTAATCCGCCGGCAGCTTTGCTGACACCAGACACTTTTCCGCTGGCTGATTCTGCCGCTTCACTAAGGCTTTTCAGCCCGCCGCCCGAGCTCTTGAGCGTTGCATCCGTAGTCTGCGCCTGGGATTTCAATTTTTCCAGGGAACTTTCCGTTGCTACGATTTCTCTCTGCAAAGCATCATATTTGTCCTGCCCAAGGTCGCCACGTTCCAACGCAGCTTTTGCCTGCACGCTAGCTTCCTTTAAAGTTGTCAGCTTCTGCTCCGTGTTTTCAATCGCATCCGAAAGCAGCCGTTGTTTCTGTGATAAAAGTTCCGTGTTGGATGGATCCAGCTTTAGCAGCCGGTCTACATCCTTCAACGAACTCTGAGTTGTTTTTAAGCGTTTATTTACATCTTGCAGGGCTTTGTCCAAGCCTTTCGAATCACCATCAAGCTCAATTGTGATCCCTTTTATTCTTCCAGCCCTTTAACTACCTCCTAAAGATTATCAATATCCGCCTGTGTCGCTATTACCGGATAATCATAGTCATCATTTTTGAGTTCTGTGAACATGTCATTGATAAGCCCGATCGACAGCAGTTCCAGGTCTTTCATTGCTATCCCGCACTGTGCACACCGAAGCATGAACAGCGGTGTATTTAATGGTCTGGTCGAGATTCGCTCTTTTTTTTTGAGGTTGATTTGCTCTCCGTTTCTTTTTTCCATAAGCTGATAATGTCGCCTAACGCAAGATAGATCGCACCATCATCCTCAAACTGGCCAAGCCATTCATCGATGGTTTCCGGCTGACTTGGATCCGCATGCTTGTGGCATACATACGCATATTGTTCCAGTGTCGTTATGTTCCTTGGCTGCAGTGTTCCCTTGCTTGCCTTGACATCTTCCATCAGCTGATTCATGTCTATGATCAGGTCGTCTCCGAAGTGCAGCCTGTAAAGTCTTGCAACTGCTGCAGATGATTTCAGGCGGCAATCAATGCCGCCTATCTGAATTACTTTTTCCATCAATTCCTCCTAAGCTGCCGCTTTGACATATACTTTCGTATACCATGCAGCCTTTGTTTCTGTATCGGTTTCTGCTGTGGTTCTCGATCTTACAAGTCCATCTGAATTCGGTGCGCAAGATATTGTCACAGTATCCGTCTGCGGAGTTTTAGTGTCTTCGTTTGTCGATGCGTTGACCGATGGTCTTGTTGCCGTGCAGTTATAGAACCAGAATTTTTCCTCGGAAGTATCGGTATCGATAGTAAATCCTAGTGCAAACGTCACGGTGGGTTTGTTTGCATTTTCAAACAGGACTTTTTTTGTGTCCAGCTCTTCGCCGAGGATATCAGTTCTGAAAGAGTCCGGAATATATGCCATTTCCAAATCCCCCTCATAACCGCCATTCGTGGACGATACATAATACTTGATTCCATCGGCATAGAAATTCGAGATTTCTCCCTGCTGATCCAGTGCGATCGATACTGCACCCGGAACTGCTACCGGTGTATCGAATCCGCTCTCTGTTGTTTTGGCATAATGTACATCATGGATGTTGAATTTTACTTTAGGCCTTATTAACCTCCTTATAGTGAAATCATGAATATTACCTGTATCAGCTCTTCCGATTCGATGTAATATTCCTCTGTGTTATAAAAAATTTTATTCTGATCAAGCCATCCTTTGATCCTGGCTTCCGCTTCAAGGTCTTTCTTTTTCGAGTACAGCTCGATATCAACTTCTCCCGTCTGCCAGTATACTTTCCCGTCGGCGGCAAAATTTGTGCTCCCCTGGTCAAGATATACAATGTATGGCGGAGTCGGAACATTTCCTTCGGCGAAGTGGCTGTAAGCAACAGGATATCCCAGACTTAAAAGTCCTTCATAAAGTTCTTTTTCCGTCACGTCATCCTCCTTCCAGCTCTCGCTTTACCCGGCGCTCAAATTCTCTGTTGCACCATTCTTCCACGGGGCGGATGTGAACGATTGCTTTTGCCCGACCACCCTGCTGCAGCTGATGTCCTTTTTCAAGGAGATGCGTCAGCCCTGGCTTCTTCCGGTTATGTATCGTGAACGAAAACTTTCCGATTCCCGTCCGGGTATATTTAACGGTCCACCCATCAGCGTAGTGCCCCTTCCGGCTTCCCTTGCCTTTTGGAGATGTCTGCTTGAGTTTCTTCACGCCTTCTTTGGCAACATCCTTTGCAATCTGCTCGAACCGTTCTTCTGTGATTTCTTCGAATGCCTCCAGCTCTGCCATGATGGCGTCTGCCAGATTATTCATGCTAACCTTCTGTCCCATCTTTTGTCACCGCCTTGATCTTTACCTGCTTGTTGCGGAACTGTATATTGTCGATCAAATTGATGTTATATGTCCCGCCATTAAAAATGATTCGAAACCGTTTTGTATCCATTTGGTCAAAATATGGTTTCCATCTAAAAATGAATTCCACCGTGTTTTCCTGATGAACATTTGCCGCTTCCCAGTACTCAGCACCCGAAAGTCCGTTGACGTATGCATAATCTCTTTTGAAATCCTCCCACGTTTCGCTCGGATTTCCGATCTCGTCAAACCCTTCAACGTATTTCTGGATCTTCACGATGCTCCTGTAAGCTCCCGCATTCATTCGATCACCTCCGGAGTCGGTACCAGATTGATTCTGTGCAGTCCGAGGATGGTGTCAGCAGTCTTGTTGATATTTGCCTGATTTACTGTCATGCTCCGGTTATCCCACATATCGGAAATGATTGTAAGAACAGCGATCGTTATATCTTCGTGCTCTTCCATCTGCTCATCTTTAAGACCGGTGATCCCCTTAGCACATTCCACCGCAGCTTTTTTCATGGCGTTAATCAGATTTGCGTCTTCTGGACTTAGATTCTCCGGCAGTTCCCGAAGGTGATTGTAAATCACTTCCGGCGTCAGTTCGCTCACTTTCCTTTTCTTTCACCTCGTCTTTGTCGGCCACAGGCTCCTCTTCTGCTTTTTCCACAGGTTCGAGGTACCCACTTTTTAAAAGAGGTTCGGCCAGGACCTTGTCCAGATCCTGTACCTCTCCTGCCCTCATGGTAACCCGCCCGGCGAACGTTGTTGTTGCTTTATACTTCATGGCTACCTCCTACTTTTTGATTTCGGCTTTAATAGCGGCCCAGTTAGCGGTTATCCATTCTACGACATCGGATATGGTTTCACCCGGGATGTCTGCAGCTGTGCCGCTACCTTTCATGGTAGCGGCCAGTGTTTTCAGGCTTTCTACAATAGTCATGTGTGGCTCCTTTCTATGCAGACGCCATAGTCAGCTTGGCAATCTTCTGTGCATTTTCAACTTTTGCATCCATTTCCACCCATCCTACTACTCCGTCAGCGTGCTGGGTGGCGAATCTCTCACGCAGCACCTGAATCTCCAGTTCTTCAGCCATTTTTACAGCCAATCCGCTCATATCTCCGTAGTAGATCGGTGTCTTTCCTGTGGTCATTTCCGGCATATTGTCAGAAACATAAACAGGTTTTCCAAGCAACACCTTACCGAATGGTGCGTTGATATCATCCTGCAGCAGATAACGACCAACATCATCCTTGAGCAGCCTGATCGCTGTTCTTGTATCAGAAGACATGATCCATATCGCATCCTGCTGGAACGCATCTTTGACGGTATCCTGAAGCTTGATCAGTTCATCAGATGTGATCGCTGTTGTTGCTTTCGCCGTCACGACCTGTTCTACTCCGGATAATCCCACAATCTTGTTCGATGTTCCGTTTAACAGCTCCCTTTCGATCCAGCGATGGATGCTGTAAGCCATATGATCCACAACAAATCCCACGATATCGAACTGAGAGTTATTCATCAGGGATCTGGACACTTTCGTCAGTGCTCCGGCAAGAAATCCTTTCAGTTCGATGTTTCCAAATTTCCCAGCGGTAGACTCAAGTTCCTCAAATTCATTTGCATATGCCATCGCAATATCTGTTGCATCATTTGCCGGATAAAATGGGATTTCCAGCGTTCCTTTGACGTTATACTTTGTGGCTCTCTCTAAAATCGGAGAAATATCATATACCTTCTCAATGATCCGGTTTGCGATGGTAGTCGGAATAACCGCACCGTTATCCGTCAGCGTCAGGTTTGTGTCCGCTCGTTCTTCCGCTTTGGTTCCCCTCAGGTATGCCTCGAACGCCTTTTCTTCAGATTCTGCCCGCTGTTCTTCCTCCTGGACGACCTCCTCTTTCTTTTCCGCGGCGTTTGCCAGCCGTTTCTTCAAATCTTCCAGGATCTTAATGGTCTTGTCGATGCTGTCGATTTCTCCAGTAATCGCCCCGATCTGCCTTTCTTCTTCTTCCGTTACCGCACGCTGCTCCGCTTCAACGGTCGCATATAACAGCTCCAGCTCCTTTACTTTTTTCGCTCTGGTTTCCTGCAGCGCTTTGATGTTGTCTTTAGCCCTTAGATTGTACCTCCGTATTTTTCAATGGTTTCCTTTAACTTGCTGTGATCCGGAACTTTTGGCTCTGGATCATTATCTTCAAAGCCAATATAACTGGCTTCAAATTCTTCTGCTCTGATTTCGATTTCTTCTTCATTACCCTCCGCCCGGGTCTCTACTGTAGTGGATTCATACCACGGTTTGGCATTGATGATCAGTGATACTTCTGTCATATCAAAATCTGACAGCGATCGCAGTGGCATTCCGCTGGGGTGCTCCGCTCTGGTTTCCACCGGATGCAGAATATTGAATGACCAGCCGCGCAACCGTTTTTCTTTCGCTGCCTTTACAACTTCCGCGTCATCCGTTTCCAGATGCGCCCGCAGTCCGATCACATCTTCCTGCAGTTTGAAGTTACTTCCGGTGTCGCCTATCACCCGATCCTTTTTGTGGTCGACCAGCGCTTTTACTGTTTCCGCTTTTTGCAATGCCTTACGGAATGCACCTTGCTGGATACGTTCGATAAAGTATTTGCCGGTCTTGCGATCTGGGATCGGCCTGCTATCCCGGCCAGTCACGTTGACGTATCCGTCAACTACAACAGATTGTTTCCCGCCAGGGTCTCCCTTTAATTTGACTGTTGCCCTTCTTTTGAACCTCCTTCCTTGATCTTATAGCTTTTGTTCATATTTGGAATATAAATTTCTGACGTCTTTGGATTATAGAGAACATCCTGAAGACCTAATTTGATCATATCAATTCCAAGCGGCTCTCTATTTTCGATTGCCCGTATTTCATCAAGCTGCAGCCATCCAGTGTCTGCAGCAACTTTATACGCTTCATATCGCTTGTCTATATCGCCCTTAGTCAGTTCTGACATATCCGGAGCGAAGTAGTATGTGCCTTTTTCTGATTCAAGCAGAAGCGCCCGATTCAGCGCCGTCATAAACTCGCCCATAAAGGTGTTTATGCAGTATTTTATAAAAGCTTTATCACCCGCTTCATTTCCCAGATCATCCGGAATCCCCAGTAATCTGCGAAACTCTTCTCCGTTCGTCTTTTTGTTTTCATTCATCTGCATTTCTACGGACGTGTTCGAGGCTTCCTGAAATTCCAGACCCTCATTCAGGATCACTACATTTTCCGTGTTGTTTTGGTAGAGTCTTTTCCACGCGTTTTTCAGTGCATCAATAGCGGCTTGTGACAGTTTCTTCGCCGATTTGACGAATCCTTTTTTGTTTCCACCCGTCTTCACTAAGCCTTTTTCGTACTCCAGAGTACTGTATCCCACATTCAGCGCCATACTGTTCTGATCCACGATACTGTTTCCTTGCATTCCGTTATCTGTATTTCGCAATACACGGATGAACTGATCAGGAAAATATGTCCGTCCCTGTATCAGGATTGCATAATCTTTGAAAATCACATCGGTATTCGGTGCGATCGCCACATACTCACTAAAAACGTAATGGAGCGATTCCACATCTAGCCCGTCCCGGTTGACGTATATATATCCGCCCCGGCCAAGATAGTAATCCCGAACCACTGCCTGCTTCATCTGGTTGGCGTCCAGTGTGTCTCCCGTCTCTTCGTTCAGCAAAAATACCCGTGGGTCGTCAGCTATCTCGATTACCTTTTTTCCTTCCTTTCGGTAGAGCCTGATCGGTATATTGGCCACTGTTTTCGCAATCTCATTGATCGCTCCGGCAACATACGGAATCTGCATAGCTTTCGCACGCGTCATGTTTTCCCCCGAAAGCCATGCGCGCAGTAACGGTTCTGCTACTGCGTTTTCATCCACTGTATTTTCTTCTGGTTCTGCTCGCTTTCTTCGAAATAAAACCCTTGTTCTCCTCCTATGCTATCTGAACTACAAAATCGTCTCCGTTGATCTTATGCTGCTGAATCAGATACATCATGTTCAGCAGCGCTACGACCATATCCACTTTCCCGGTCGATTTTTTCTTGTTCACATACTTGTTTTTATTGGTATCTTCTGTGCAACGTGCATTTTGAAAATTGATCTCCAGCATTTGATTCTCGAAATACTTTAGCTGTCTTTTTAGTATGAGTTCCCTGGTCCATTTGGTCGGTGCATGGAGTACCGAGCTGTGCTGCCTTATCTCCACGCATTCGATACCGTCCGCTTCAAGACTCTGGATCGTTGCCAGTGCGTTCCATCGGTCATATCCCACTTGCTGTATTTCTACTCCATATTCTTCTCTAAGCTTTTCCGCTATAAAATGTCCGACCTGCAGGTAATCTATAACTTCATCACCGCAGGCGAAACAATCTCCATTTCGGATCAGCCGTTTATAATCAACACGCTCCTTGTGACTTTTGATCTCGATCCGATCCTCCGGTGTGAATCCAAAAGCCTGTACATAAATTTTATTTTCAAACTCTGTCCCCATTACGGCAGCCGTGTTATCATCTGATTCTGAAAGGTCCAGCCCGATCCAGACACGTTTCCCTCTCCAGAAGTCTTTATTCTTTTCAGTCCTGCAGCGTCGCACTTTCTGAATATCGATGTAGCCCTCGACGCCCAAACCTTTATACTTGATGTTATTGTGCTTGCAAAGATAATTTTCGCGTTTATTTTCGTAAAGAACGGCCATCTGCCGCTTCTTTACGAGATCCTCGAACACCCGCTCGTGATCTACTGTCACCGGGTTGCTCTGGTATATGCACAGATCGTTGTTCTTCCATTCATCCCCCTGCTGAAATTCCTCATCCGGTTCGTACAGGAGAGCGAACGTCGTCCGATCCTCCAGCAGTTTGTCCAGGGTTTTCTTTGCAATGTCTATTTCATCCGTCATGACGTTGTTGTCATTCGGATACTGAGTGCTGATAATGATCCCCAGTTTATTTTCCAGCATGATCTGGGACGATCTCATCGCTTCTACTGGATACTCGTCTAATGCTCCCGCTTCATCTGCCAGGAATGCGTTTGCCTGCTTCCCGTCCATGTTGTCTTTACCATAAGCCAGAGGCGTGTAGGTATTCTCATTCAGCCGGCAGATAATTTCACTGCGAAGTATCTTGAATGCGGGCTCTTCTTCATCCATGAGTGCAGGACTTGATTTTATGATTTTCCTGACCGCCAGTTTCAACTCTGACGAAAGGGACAAATCCGGCGCCACAGAAAAGAATCTCGAAAATTCTGGTTCAGTCAACAGTAGGATAATGAAAATCACTGCGCTGTTGAACGTCTTAAAATTCTTTCTTGCGATTTCCAGAACTGCTGTCGTGTAGAAACGAACATTCCTATTGTCTTTATACTTTGTGCACAGTGTCGCCGTGATGAAAAACCACGCATAATCCTCCAGTCCTTCGTACATGGTGACTTTTAGATCCGGATGGATCATCAGTCTCAGCAGATTGCATATCTTTTCAAAGCTTTCTTCATCCACGATGGCCGCTTCATCCTCTCCGTCTGCAATCTTGATCCAGTCCGCCGCCTGCAGTTTGACGTATTTGGGCACTTTTCGATTTTCATCCTCCAGACACCAGCTGGCATATTTATAAGCTTTGCTTTGTTTTATCACCGCTAAGCGCCTCCTGCAGAGGATTTTTCTTTGGTGCCGATTTTTTCGGAATGGATCGGAGCGAGGATGCGATCGTCATTACATTTTCCCGCTCAATATCAAACATCATCCGTCGTTTCGCCTGGATCTGTTTATCGATATTGACCAGGTTTTTCTGAAGTTTATCGAGAGCTGAAATATATTCCAAGTAATCCATTTCACCTTTTTTATCCATCAGTTCATCGATCCGCTCCTCACACTTTGTACGCAAAAATTCGAACCGCTCTGATTCGGATTTCAGCATACAGTATCGATTGATGCTCGGCGCATACAGGTCATCCGATTTCTTGATGGCATCCAGTAATTTTTTCAGTCTTAAAAACTCTTTATGAGCTACCGGATCCTGCTTTACTGCAGGATCTTCTTTGATTTTCACACCGGAAATGAGAGATTCTTCGATTTTTCTTCTTGCCGATAATTCTTTTTTTGTTCGATGCGACTTTTGTTCTTTTTCCAGTACTAATACCGGTTTTGGTGGTGTCG